ACACTTGGGAAATTTGCGGTGCTCCCAACCACACCTGTTCGCATTCGACACACATCGGTCAACTGAGCAGAGGCTTGATAAGCCTGTTTTACCTCCGCATCAAATAATGTTGTGAACGCTGTTGAAAGTCCGGTACTCATATTGGTACTCCTTCAAAGTTTCAATTTGAACGCCTAGTGGTTGTCAGAAGAAACTCTGGCCTCTGGCTTACAGGGTACGCCCCGCACGGTGTATTTCTACACGCCAAACTTGCCCGAAGGTTATAAGTCAATTTTTCATATAAACTACAAGTTGTGGTTTGTAAAGACTAAATGATAGATTTAGTATTTGTACGAAAAAAAAGAGGGGCGAACCCCTCAAGTTTCTGGGAGGCAGAAAAACAGTTAACTTGGAAATTTCTCTCCGGCTCTATGATAAATCTTTTTTGCAACGGAATTCGCGTAGCCCATATCGGTTTTGTAACGTGGGTCATTCATCATTGTTTGTATTTCAGAGTTAAATTCCTCCTCCGACATAGCATCCTCCGCAACTGCTACTGTAGGAATAGAGCTCATATCGCCTGACATATTTCTAAATTTTTGTAAAACTCTTTGACCTAAAGCTGTTCCCCCAAAAGAATTAAGCAATTCGCGTTCCTCTTTCGCAAGTATACCTTTTCGCTCTAAAGAATCCGCCCAATTTGCTGTGGATTGAATAACAGCTTCCGCGTTTGGCCCTAAAGCTTTTATTTCTTTTTGATAATCAAATTCCATTTTCTCGGCATTTTGCCCGATAATATCTTTGAACGACTGTGCCATTTCCTCAAACGCGGCTTGAGATATCCCATGTTTCTTTGACCAATCCGTATAACTCAAAAGAAGCGGGTCATCATCTTCGAAAGCTTCGTTTAATATATCTGTTTTGTATTCAGAAGGCGCTTTGTGTTTTCCTTGAGAAAATTTCTTTTCAAGTTCCTGATACGAATTAACAAGCTTTTCAAGGTCTGGTCCATCTTCGGCCCAAAACTTTTCGGGGAAAAACTCAGGACGTTCCAGCTTTTCTTCTTCTTCTTTTGCTGGCTCTACAACCGTTTCCTCTGCTTTGTGTGGCGACACTTCCGTCTCAGAACTTTCACCACTGGGAACATCATTTGCTTTTACACCGTCCATTAAGCCTTGAGGGGCGGGGGCTTCTTCTACAACTTCACCGTTCGTCTGGTTCATTCGCTTTCCTTATCCTTTGTTCTATTTCTCTAACAATTGAATTTTGGCCTTCTCGTGCATATCCAAAAGAAGGGTCCGCGCCCGGAACCCACGCCGGTTGGTCCAACGTGCTTTTTCTTAAATGTTCCAAAACCGCGTGACCTTCTTCTGTGTCAAAACATCTTTTAAATTGAATATTAATTTCTTTTTCAGCTTGACGGTTTACAAGTCTTATAGGTTCATTTGTTGCGTTGACACCTTCCCAGCCAACATCGTTTATACTTTGTATTTTTTCAGATTGGTTCATTCGGCTGCTACCTGTTCTTGTTCAACCGGCCCTTCCATTTCCTGTTGTTGTTGTTGCATCGCCATTTGTGCAGCTTGCATCATTTGCTGTTGAATTTGGGCCCGTTCGTCGGGCGTTGTACGTAAAGCTGCCGGAACCCCAAGTTGGTCAGCTATAAAATCGCCGGCCCTTTCCATGTTAATTAACGTTTGACCTACCGGACCTAAACTTTGGGCAATTTGCATATATTGCATAACGTTATTGACTTTGTCCATGTTCGAAGCCATTGCAAGAGGCGAAATGGCTTTAACGTTTACTTGTAGCCCGTTTACTTTAAGGGGCAACTCAATCATACCCAATTCATCCATTAGCTCTAACGTTCGTCGAACAATTGGATACATAGCTTCTTGTATCATCCTTCCATAAGCACTGCCCAAATGCTGAGAGAGCTGTTTCATTCTCTCCACGATTTCTGTTGCCGACCTCGCGCTCATATTATCGGGCGGGAGGCTTTCGTCTAACAACGTTTGTTTTATGTTTGAGCGTAAATCATTTGCCACGATTTGACTGAGTTGAGGGTCTCCCGAACGGGGTAGGGGGGTTAAGCTTGGTCCTCGCGGACCCCCGTTTGAGGAGACACCAATTATTGCGCCTGGAACAATCGAAATACTTTGAGCATTAATCACACCGTCGTCAACCGCAGTATATACTCCACCGATTGATATGGACGCATTTTTTAATGTAAGTTCAATAACTTTGTTTAAAGTCTTAATGTCGGCAAGAGCGTATAATATGGGGCCACGGCCCATTTTCTCACCCGAACACGTCATATATCTGGAAATAACCCACGGAAAACTTTTCAATTCTCGGCTTAATAATTTGTGGTCGCCCTCCATCGTTGACAAACAATAATACATATAGCCATCATTCGTATAGGTTGATTCGAGCAGCGCAATTTTTTCGGTTGGGTCCATTTCATATTTTTTTATTAATTCTTGGGGCATTTCTGCGCCCGGAAATTCTCGTTCAATAACATTGAATGGGCGCATTAATTTTCGATAGACCGTATCAACCGTTCCATTTGGTCCTTCTTCAAAACAAATTTGATAACTTGGAACAGCCGTATAACGTATAGGCGCTTCATCTGTTCCGCGTTGTATTAAAAGACAGGCCGTTCCAACGCACAAATCCAGCAAAAATTCGCCAATAGCTAAATCAAAACCGCTTTGTGCCATGACCCCAAACATTTTTGACGTGTAAAAATCAAGTGTTTGCTGTACTTCAATTTTATTTTGTTCGGGTATTTCTTCGCCCGGCTCCAACCGACACCACGGTCTTTGAGGAGGGAACAAGGAACTTTGGACACGGTTTGCAAAACGACTCGTGGAATGAATAGCTGTTGAGTCAAAAACCCGTTTCATTTTATTTTGACCTACAACTTTGCTCTCAAAGTACCCATCGTAGAGGTTTCGCATGGGCAAAGCATATTCATACGCCTCCTCATAAATCGAGCGCCACTCCTCCTTTTCCCTCTCACATCTTTTGTAGCGTTTTTTTAATTCAGCGATATTAAGTTCTGGCATTATTTTTTTCCATACTTTTTCACGGCGGCTTTTTTAGCCCTCTGCGTTTTCGTATCCATTTTACTTTTCAGAGGTTTCTTGATGGACGGGTTCTTTGTGGCGCGGGTTGCGTACATATTCTTTCTCCATTAGCTTGATGTCCTCGGATTTCGACCTAGAACCGTCTGGTTGGTCGTTGTTTGTCGTGCCGTAGAAAACGGGGAAAACTGAGAATTTGCCCCCGAAGCCATTAACATTCGGCTTCCACCTCGTGTTCGAGCACGTAACCGGCTTGCTAAAATAGCACGTTCCCGTATTTCTTCGTTCGTCATACGTTGCTGGTTTTCTCTTACAATGTCACTGACCGACATATCTTCATACCCCACCCCACCAAGCCCTTGTTCAACTCTTATATCCCGTGCCTGTTGTAGCAAATCTTCTGTTCTAGCCTCAATTTCCGCCGTTCTTTTTTCGGTTTCAGCAATTTTAGTACGCAATTTTTCGTTTTTTGTTTTGCCAGATTTAAACAATTTAACCATCAAACAACCTCGCATAAAGAAAATAGTCGCTGCCATCAGGCCCATAACGCCTCATAAGACCCTCCCGTTCGAAATAACACCTCTTTGCCCAAATGTCAGCTACAACGTTAGTGCAACAAACGGCAAACTGTAGCCTTTTTGCCCGATATTGTGAGGCTAAGAAGGGGAAAAAACGCAACGCGGCCCGATGTCCGGTGACAACATGACCCCGAATTTGCGGGGCGGGAAGCATCCAGACCTCAAGAACACCGGTCCACATTTCATGAAACCCAAAAAGGGCAAGAATTTGTTTGTCGTGTAAAAACGCAAAGCTGTGTCCATGCGAATTAAGTTCCGCAATCATTTCCTCATGGCTTTCTTGCTCGTCAATTGTTTTGCGGTCAAAGGCGTTATAGGTCATTTGAAAGAAATGGGACGGTTCAAATTCTTCAACAACATAGTTTGTATTTTTAAGAAGAAGCGCCTCGTTTAGTTTTTTAAGCGAAAACATCAAAATCAAGAACCTTTGCTTGTTGTCGACTTGTTAACGGGGAGGGGCGCTTTGTCATGGCTTTGTGCTCACCGCCACCTAGCAAACAATAGCCTAAAGCGTCTCCAACGTGGCTGTGTTCGTTTTTATTGGGTGTATCTCTAAACCTTTCCTGACCGGCTCCAATCGCAACACGCTTGAAATGATAACCCCCGACAAGTGATTTACGAAGCCTTTGACATTTTCTATCGAGAAGAAAACCCGGCTTAGAATCAATCAACCGCCCCATTGGAATAGCAACCGCCTCTCGTCGCGTTCTAAATTCGTTTGTCGCGGTAGGACGTGCAAGAAGTCCATGAACCTTTAAATGTTCAAACGCCGTTGTTTCAAATATTTGGTCACGTTGAGACCCCGCAGGGTCGCCCCAAATCATCGGTTGCGCTTGAGGAAAACGGCTACTCAACTCGGCTTTTAAAATAGAGCAAAACCGTTCAAGACCCATTTCAAAGCTCACAACCTCATGTAAAATGTGCCATCGTCCATTTTTTAATCTTTGTGCAAAAACGGCAGCCGGTGTCAAACCAAAATCCAAACCAATTTGCAGAGGAATGGAAGGGTCAAACTCCAAATCATCCACCATTAAACTATCATTGTACTCAGGCCACAATGGTCTGCCCTCTTGAACATACGTATATTGAGCTTGAGCATAGCACCTTATCCAGTCCAAGTTCTTTCCACCAAGTAATTGGTGGTAATAACCATCTGGCAAATTCCGAATATTCTCAGCTTTCTCGTTTACCTTCCACCAGTTGCCGGCAGCAAAAATAAATCCTTGTGCTTCCGCCGCATTATCGGGAACATCTTTGGGGTCAACTTCTAAAACCCCGCCAGGTTGCCGAAAAAAATCCCAACCAAACTTTCCTTTCGGCTTTTCCTTTTCGGCTAGCCGATAATAATAATGGTCATCGTCCATCGGGTTCGTATCAAGAATAACACCCCGCCACGTCGGTCCTCCATCCGCTTTTACAGGGAAGCGCCCAACGCGATGTGTTAAACCGTCAATAATGCTTTTCGGCAGCTCTCGACACTCATTTACCCACGCACCCGTCAGCTCCAAAGAAAGCAATTTACGTACATCTTTTGGGTCATCAAGAGCCAGAAAAATAACTTCACAATCAATACCCGCAGCCCCGTCACGGCTCGGCAACCGCAAATGATGGGTTATAGGAGGCGAATACTTTACCGGCCCCCACACATTCTCAGGTAAAAGTTCCAACCACGTTTTCAACGTCGTGGTGCGGAGCATCGGATGCGTATTACGAACAATGGCAAAACGGCTATATTTTATGCCATCACGCGGCGACGGCTTTTGTTGAACAGCCCGCCGAAAAAGCTCCGCACAACACGCATAACTTTTCCCACTGCCCACCGGACCCATTATTCCTTTGACAAACTTATTTGACTTGAAAAACCGCGCTATCGTCGGAGACCCGGAAAAATCAAGCTTCATGTTCTTCACACCTAGAAATTGCTCACTCATACAACCTCGCATATTTTGTTTTCCGCAAATTCGGCGACACTTCCGATAAAGGACGTAACGACACCTCAAAACTTTCATCACCACCAGAAACAAACGTTCGGAACCGATAACCACATTCTAAACACTGCCTATATTTTCGTGTCCCATCAACAAGCCTTAAATTATTCGTAATGCGGGTATCAATAGCGCCACATTCCACACACCTCATCCCGTGCCCCCTTCCTCATCTGGCATGACCATCTGAATATCAACAACCGCCGGTGTATCCTCAACCTTCTCACTGTCCAACAATCCCGCAGACTTCGCCAACATCTGATACAAACGAACCTTGTCAATCATTTCTACATCCACAATATCCCCATGCTGAGAAGGACTAATCCTAATTTTCTTTATTGCTGCTAACGCATGGTCAGGAATTTTCTTAACATCCTTTAAACGCATGGACCCATTATCAATATCAACAACATCCGTAATGTTCGCAGAAACCATCGACAACATAGCTCGCGCAAGATTATCACGGTTGTCATAAATAATTTTAGAACCGCGTAACCGCTTGGTTACAGCGCCAACACCACCAAACCGACCAATACCACCCGCAACAGGCGTACGCCGCGAAACCTTTTTTACTGGCTTCGCCACGGGTCCACCTTCTCAGAACCAACATTAGGCGACGCTTGAGCACCCTCAAACGGCTTTTTCTCAAACACACGCAACCATATCTCCCCATCCTCATTGGTTAAAGGCAAAGAATTGAGCTTAATACTCATCTTTCCCTCATCATCCCGAAGCAAAATTCCCAGATTCGTCCATCGTGTCTTGTCATCCTCATTCCTTTTCTTCTGAGGTTGAACAATATCAAAAATAGATTTCATTTTTTTTCTCCTATGTGAAACACCAAAATATTTTTAAGTTGGCCCCCCTATTACTTTACTTAGCGCCCCCCCCGAAAGCCCCTTTTTTTTTATTCTAAATGCACCGTCTCGCTCCTCCCAGCCAAGCTTCGTACAAATTGCATTGGAACCTTTGGGAATTGTACGTTTACTTCATTCTTAAAGATTTAGACACTTGGGTCAACACCTCCTTTACATTAGATGGTTTCTGTCCTTTCTTATTCTTTGATAGGAAATAAGCTAAAGAAAAAGGGTGAGGTTTCTCTTTACTTAAAAGATATGTCAGTCTCTTAGTAGCCATGTCCTCGAACGTTTGGATTGTGTAACCTTCTTCGAGAAGTTCTATAGCGATGGAAACCTGTTGCCTGTTCTGTCGCCATCCTGTCCCATAAATCCGCTCACATATACGTGAATAGACAATACATAAGTTTATTCCATCACTCTCTTTTATATTCTTTATATTATAGTTCTTATTATAGTATGAAACAAGCTGGGGCTTGTGGGTTAAACAAGGTGGGGCTTGTTTCGGTATAAAGTTATCCACAGGGTTATTCAACTTATCCACAGAGTTATCCACAG